CATATTTTTAAACTAGCACATTTTGTAACTAACTGATTATCAGAACAAAAGTGCGGTTGCTCCACCGTGTGGAGACAAAATATTTGCTATGGACAACAGTATGTGTATTCTTGAGAACAATAATAGTATAAAGTTGTATGAGGATGCCGCAGGCTATCAAAAAAAACAACACACTCCGTAGAGTGTGTGTTAACCTTAAACAGTAATGTTGCTGAACAAGTGTGCAAAATCTGCTACTGTAGCAATCTTAGCATCTGTACCGTTCAACAATGTGATCCAAACAGTATCTCCGTCTGCTTGTAACTCAGCTTGGTAAGTAGCACCAACAGTCAAACCGTTCTGTACACTTTTCTCCCAAACTTTAGCAAACCAAACTGTACCGTTAATGTCAACAGTGCAAGTACGGAACTTAGTACCGTTAGTGTTTTCCTTTACTGCATTACCTACAGTTTTTAATACGCAAGATGTTTTTTGAGTTTCCATAATAATTTGTTTTAATGGATTAATAAATATAAATATCCAAAACAGTATAAAGCTGTATAAGACAAGATGCCGAAGGCGGATATGGTAAAAAAAGAGGAACTTAATCCTCTTTGTCTTCATTGTACTCAAATGTACCTGTTTCAATGTACTCTAATATCTCTGCTTTAAAGGCAAAGTCTACTACCTTCCCATCCTCAAAGAATAGAGCATAAGTCTGTCTACCTTCTACTTTGTCTTGTGGTACAATAGTTCCTGATACTAAGTACCAAATAAAAATAATTGTTTTCATATTATATAGTTTAAAATTTAATAATAGTATAATGCTGTATTTGCCGTAGGCTATAATGGATAATAAAAGAGGATGTTAATCCTCTAATAGTATCATCTTGTTCTTGTGCTTAACCTGCCATTCTAGTGCTAGGCTATTGCGGTAATCCTTAATGTCTTTAGGATCTAGGTCCTTTAAGGCAACAAGCACCTTATGGTCTACCTTTGCTTTGAGAAGTATCATAATACCTTCAATTTCTTCAATCATATTCTGTACAATCATATCACTATAGTTTAATTAATATCAATATTAGTATGAAGCTGTAGATAGAAAGCTGCCGTAGGCTGACAAACTTCTCCTGGTAAATAAAACACCAAACATATTCTGGTATGCAAATCCTCTCTGTAAAACAATGGGGGGTACCCAGTCCCTGGGTTGGGGGTGGGGTGTGTTCTATAGGGACCCACCTCTAGCCCTCATATACTATAGTTCTATTTACCCTTCACAATCCCTAACATACTATAATCCCATATCCCGTAATTCCCCATCTAGCCATACCCCTGGGGCACATAAACTTAGATAATAGACCGGGGATAATCTGTAACAAATTTATGCTATATTTGTCACAAACTTATACTATATTTGTGACATAATTATTTAGTATGATAGTAACACCAGAACTTAATGTTATATCTATAGAAGAAGAACTCTTACTGTTAGAGTCTCTGGCACAAGCTGAAAAAGATAGTAAGTTATCTAATGATAGAACTCTAGTAAGATATGGTAATTCTATTTATAGTAATGAGAAGTTAGATCCTATTCCTGAGTATCTACTAGATCTATGTTATAGGTTGATAGATAAAAAGATACTAGATGCTTTACCAGAAGATGTTACTGTGAATACTTATTATCCAGGAAATAAAATGGTTCCTCATATAGATACCATAGCTGCTGGACCTGTAATAACTGTGCTTAGTTTGTTATCAGATGCAAAACTTATTTTGACATATGGAACAAAAAGAGAAGTTATAACTTTACCAGCAAGATCTATTATACAGCTTAAAGGTGTATACAGAACACATTGGAAACACAGCATAGAAAAACTAGAACACAAAAGAATATCAATAGTATTTAGACAACTAGGAAAAATTAAATAATATGGCACATATAGAACATAACTTTTTTCCACTCAAAGTCTTTGTTAGAAATGAGTACATGTACCAACATAAGAAAGGACACGGAGAATTAACACCGGGGGTAATTATATCAGTAAGATGTATGCCGGGACAAGCAGCACTATTTCAAGTACTGTTAGATAATGGAGTACTTAGAGATAAGTTACCAAGCCATGCTCTACTTCATGAGAACAAAATACCGGAAGTAGATCTACCGTTTCATTATCTTCAGATATGGAATTGCTTCTCTTATAACTTTACTCTACTACACTTGTCATATTTGTACGACACTAGGGTAGAAGTCTATATGAAAGATCACAAGTTCTACCCGGGTAGTTATTATGCTACTATCAACTGGGGGTCTAATGATCACAACACAGATCTATCTTTAGCAGAAGATCCATTAGAACATAAGAGTCACCACATTATATTACTTGACAACGGTCAAATAGCATTACAACCTAACAACAGAATTAAGTGGTCTGAACCTAGCTTTGTAACTAAACCATTTCCTGAAAAACCAGACTACTTAGTTAACAAAGACTACTATAATTGTGAAGGATTTGAGAAATGGAGTACAGAAGATTCAGAAAGAATGTTCTATGATAATGAATAATTTAAGGGTATAACCTGAAACTAAGGGATCTACCTTAAGGGTATAACCTTAAATAAAATTTACAATGTAGTACTATTATGTAAAGTATATTTGGTATAATATGTAAAGTATAGCATGCATTTGTAAGTTATATTTGGTGTTATGCATATTATAATATATATTTGTGGTATAAGACGGGAGACAAAAAGCTGTGGAATATAACCGTTAGGATGTCCATTTCAAGTTCTCCCTGAAGAAATAAGACTGGCTCATACAATAACTTAACATTATTAGAGGGAGTGCAAATGGTTAAGCATTGTGGCACCGGGAGAACTACTGGAGAGATAAGTTCATAACAGAGAGTAAGGCAGGTGGGAGCCTCTGTTTTTATACCCGTATTAGATATCGTACAGTAAAAATTATTAGTTTTGTAGTATATCAGGTATAAGATAATAGTACCTACCACGCTTCTGGGTTGGGGTGTCACCCAGCCGAGCGTACCAGGGTAGGTCTTTTACCCCCCTGTGTATTTCATTACATAGGCTCAGTACCATGCATGCATCCCGTAAGATCTGCTGCTTGGTCTCTCCGTTAATGGGAAAGCAGAAATGTATAACCATTAACACACCCAGGAAAGTTTCTCTGATCAAGAATTACTACCTGGGTTTTTTATATCATAAATAATTTATATATTTGTATTGATGAAAATTTTTGCTACGGTTAGGTAAGAAAGATCCTTAGAAAATATTCTAGGGATTTTTGTTTGTAAATAAAAAAAGTTTATATTTGTATAAAATAAGGTACAGTGGCTGAGTGGTCTAAAGCAACAGTCTGCAAAACTGTAAAGCCATAGGTTCGAATCCTATCTGTACCTCAAACTAAAAACCAAATAAGTATGTCAGAAAAAACAACCATCCTAGCTATCCACATTCACAAGGATAAAGGAGTAGAGATTGAAGTAGCCTTAGAGAAAGGTGAAATTAATGCAATCACTTTGATTGGATTATTAGAGCAAATTAAGTTTGATATGTTGAAAGATCAACTGTTCAAAAACATTGAGAAGAAAGAAGCTCAATATGATGCCTAAGTTTATGCCAAAATTTTATAGAAAGAAACCTGTAGTCATTCAAGCAAAACAATGGACAGGTGACAACTTAACTGAAATGTTAGGTTTTTGTGAAAGATGCTTTAGCAAAGGTGAAGCAAACAATTTAATTGTAGTAACTCTAGAAGGAGATATGACAGCTTCAGTAGGAGACTATATTATCAGAGGTGTTAAAGGTGAGTTCTATCCTTGCAAACCAGATATTTTTGAATTAACATATGAAACCGTAGTATAATGGAAGAGAATAAAAACACAGAAGAAACAATCATCAAAGAAACTAAAGTATTATCTTTTGGTGAATTATTAGTAGGGATTGAGTTTAATCCTTCTAATGATGACAAGGTAGCTAAAGTAAAAAGCTTAATGGCTGAAGCTGCAAATATTATGTTAGAATCTTATGAGCAAGACGGAAAATCTCCGATTAAGAGCTTGTTATTTGACCATGCAGTAGGAGAACTAGTAAGTGCTCAAATGGCATTAGTAAAAGTAATCACGTTTAAAAAATAAATCATGTCAGAATTTAAATTGTTAAGAGGCCGTACTATCTTAGTAGATGTACCAGTAAGAAAAGAATCAGCTATCCAGTTGTCTGAGAAAGATGAAGAACATATCATGCAAGAAACTATTAAGTTGTGGAACAAGTTAGAAGTGTATGCAGTAGGAGACAAAGTTGAAGATGTAAAAGTTGGAGATAAAGTATATGTGCGTACATCTGCATTAAACTTAGAAACAGTTGAAAGACTTGAAGTTGGTGGTTCAATGAAGTTTGTACTTAATGAAATGGATGTTGTAATTGTTTGGTAAGATGGAAAAGCCAATTCTATATACAAGCACATCCACTACAGAACATGATCTGTTGTGTGAACAATATGATAAAATGAAAGGTAAAGCAGAAAATCCTACAAGGCCTGATCATTATGGAGGTGAAGGTAATGTATATGAAGTATTTAATGTACTAGAAGCGTGGGGTTTAGATAAAGACTTCTACCTTGGCAATGTAATTAAATATGTAGCTAGAGCAGGAAAGAAAAATAAATCTAAAGAAAAAGAGGATTTAGAAAAAGCTTTAGTATATTTACAAAAAAGAATTGACTCACTATGATGATTATTAAAGCAATAGGATGGTTTATAGCAGTTATGCTAGTAATTACTCTTTGGGCAGCTTCAATAAGTTTAACTAAGCCTGTCTACAATCCACAAAAACATATGTGGGAAGAAGATCCGGAAGCAAGGTTCATGAGCAATGTTGCTATTACTTTAATCATCATTACTGCTTTTACAGTTGGTTATTTATGTGCATAAAAATATTCTAGTATTTGTTACCTCATTTAGCTAGAAAGTTTAATCCTCAGTTTACAGGCTGGGGATTTTTTATTGTTTTATATTAAATTTTTTAGTATATTGTATTATGGTACAGGCTAGTAAACAAGGAGAAATAGATATTGCAGGAACTATATTATTAGAAAATAATAATCCTAATGCTTTAGGTTTTATAAATAGTATAAGAATCTCAAATGAACTTGCTTATACGTTTACCTTATCTAGGTATAGTGCTTCAGATGCTAGATTAGTTCAAATATATTCTTTTAGTTTAGATGCAAAAGATGTATTTACAGATGACTTTATATATTATTTAAGTGAAGGAGATTATTTAATAGCATATACAGATATTCCAAAAACTAATTATTTAATAAATATGTTTGATGCAAATAGTTGATAAAGATGGTAATGTATTTGGACCTGGTATAACTGTAACAGGACCAGATGGTAAACCTAAAACAATAAGTAGTGGTACACCAATAGGGCCTGCAGGTGGAGATCTATCAGGAACTTATCCTAATCCTAGTGTTACTTGGGCAAATGGAGAATACATCTATGATTCAAAATATTATCCACTATCTACAAATCCTGCTGGATATCTAACATCACCAGATTTAATTCCTTATCTTACTTCTGCAATAGCGGCATCTACATATTACCCCTTAACTAATCCATCAGGATTTATAACCAGCTCAGCCTTAAGCAGTTACCTAACTATTAGTGCCGCAGCTTCAACTTATTTTCCAATACCAACAGGAACTATATCTCAATATTTAAGAGGAGATGGTAGCCTTGGTACTTTACCTAGTGTAGATTTAACTGTTGGTAGTACTGCAATATCAAGTGGTGCAGACAATAGAATATTATTTCAAAACGGTGGAGTACTACAGCAAAGTGCTAATTTTACATTTAATACATCAACAACAGCATTAACTCTAGCTACAAATAAAACATTTTCACAATATACAAGTGGAGCTGCTAATGATGCTTTAAAATTATCATTAAGTTCTACTGGAGCTGTTTTTGGAGTTCAAAATACAAATGCTTCAGCATTTTCAGGAATTGAATATTTAGACAATACGGGAGCTGTAAGAGTTTTTACAGGTTATAATAATTCAGGAAATGGGGAATTTAGATTTAATAATGTAGCTTCAAATGGTTTTATTACGTTTAAAATTGGAAGTGTTGA